TTACGCCTTCTTTATATCCTCCATAATTCCACAGTGGGACATATTTGGGACATTATCACCAAAAATGTCGTCTATTTTCCTTGCATGCTCTGTCAAATGATTAGGCGCAAGGTGAGCATACCTACGAACCATTTCTATGGACTCCCATCCGCCCATTTCCTGAAGCACAGATAATGGGACGCCTGACTGGATCAGCCAGCTTGCCCAGGTGTGTCTGAGGTCATGGAAACGGAAATCTTCAATTCCTGCACGACGACAAGCTGATAGCCATGATGTCTTGCTGTCGATGCGCATCTTCCTGACCGCAGGCGTTGATGTTCCATCTGCTCGCTTAGCCGCCTTGGTATGTACAAACACCCATTTGTGATGCTTGCCTATTTGATCACGCAACACTTTACAGGCGGTATCGTTCAGCGCCACACCAATGGCGCGGTTTGATTTGCTCTCTTCTGGATTCACCCAGGCAACTCGTCGCTGCATGTCGATTTGTTGCCATTCCAGATTTATGATGTTCGACTTTCTCAGACCAGTTGCCAGCGCAAACTTGACGACAGATTTCAGTGGTTCGGGGCACTCATCAATAAGGCGTTTTGCTTCCTCCTTTTCCAGCCATCTGACTCGCTTGTTTCTGACCGCTGGTATCTTGATGACAGGCGCTTTTTCCAGCCACTTCCAGTCGCGTTCTGCAGCACGGAGAATGGCCTTTATCATGGCAAGATGCTTTGCCTTTGTCTGAGTTGATACTGGCTTTGGTTCATAAACAGGCGGTTCTTTACCTTTCCTGATGGCGGCCTGAACTTTCTGTTTCCATATTTCTTTCGTCTTTCTGTTATGCATTCTGCTTACAGCAGAGTAAATCTTTGCCTCCGAGATATCTTTAAGCCTTATACCCTCAAAATGTTCAAGCCAGAACTCAATCCGGCTTTTATCTGAATCGAGAGATTTTTTATCAGCTTTTTCCTCAAGCCATCTTAGGCAGGCCTCTTCAAAAGTGACATCAGGTAAATCCCCTAGCTTTTCTACTCGCCAGAGTTCTGCTTTTCGCTTGTCGTGCAACTCCTGAGCTTGCCGCTTGTCCTTTGTGCCAAGAGATTCCTTAATTCGTTTCCCGCCCGGGAGCGAATACGAGGCATACCATATTTCATTTCTGCGGAAGAGTGACATTTTCTTTCCTCTGTTATGCCATCACCTGCGCTCACCTGGACAGTATGCAGCGGAGACTGAAGCGCCGCAATGCAAGCTTGCCGTGTTGTGAGGTAAGGAGATTTTGGCTTGGTTGGATCTTTACGTGTTGCCTGTAGGCGGCCTGTTCGTATCCAGTTGGTGGCGGTTGGTCTGGATATCTTAAGAAACTGACAGGCCTCATCGAGTGTGAGGCTGTATGGCTCCATTATTTCACCTCTTGCTGTGTCATTGTTGAAAAATGGATACCAGCTCGTTGCTGCCAGACGATCCAACCGAGAGTCATATCCCATGCCATGTATTCGTTATCGCCGTTTTTTACTCTCCGACGATCTACTAAGTCACCGAAACGCTTTTCCATGAATAATTCATAGGCTTCGCGTTCATCTGGCTCTACTTCCAGAGATACGAGTGCGATTTCATAAGCACGGCGCTCAATATCGTCTCGAACCTCTAGGCTGCTGATTCGTTCTTTGATTTCTTTAATCAGTTCTTTATTGGTAAATGTGGTCATTATGCTCCAGCCTCCGGTGCTTTTGGCATTACTGCCCAGTGAGTGATATTGACGTTTTCAAGGTCCCCGACCTGAAATGTCCACTGCCATTCTCCGGTTTCTTTTTGTCCCCAGGTGTACCAGAGAGAACGCCAGCCAATCAGCCAGCCTTCTCCATTAGCATCAAATAACAGAACACTTTCATTTGCTGGTGGCAGTTCAGCTGACACTGGTATTATTTTGTTTTCCAGTGCCGCACATTTAGCTTCAAGCGCGTCGAATTTACGTAACAGGTACTCAGCATTTGTTTCATTCACTTTCAGATCTCGCGGTACACATTTCCCGCGAAGAAACCCTTCCATTTCGAAAACATTCATGCGCATTTGCGTAACTCCGATAAATCGTTAAAACGTTCCATAAACATCCCGTAGACATGACCCGGTGCCAGTGGAATCACGTTGAACATCTCTGTTGCCGGGATGCCTTCCAGTACAGGCCAGAAAGAGCCATCATCAAGCCCGAGATCGCGGCGTTCGGTTGCCAGCATGATGAGATCGGCATATTTCACGGGTGTACTCATAACTGGGGGTAACCCGTATTTCTCACGGATTACGGCGTCTATTTTTTCTTCCATCCGTTTATAGTCAGGAAGAAGGCGTTTCAGCGGCGCGGGGATGTCCTGGCAATACGCTTCTGTTGCATCATGCATTAACGCTTCAAAAGCAAATTCCTGCGGCACCAGCTGGCTGCAAAGCACCGCATGTTGGGCGACACTGTAGAAGTGTGAAAGATGACCGGCAAAGCGACAGATATTTGAAAGGGAAACCGCGATATCGTTAATCACGATGTCGTCTTTATTTATCCTGTCATAATAAAAATGCTTCCCGGAAAAAGTTTTAATAAATGACATTTTGTTCTCCGCGTATATGTGCTGCACCACGCTGAATTCTGGTAAAAGGAAGCCCTCACCATCCGGCGATTATTGAGTCAATTACGTTTCCATAAATGCCCCCGCAGGGGCATTTGCAGTAATGAAATCAGGCGGTGAAAGTACCAATAAAGGTTTCTACTTTGCTGTCTTTGAATTTCTCAACAAGCAGATCACGAAATTCGTTAGCCATTTCTTCCTGCACCGCCTCCAGCTGAATAATGCGCAGAACCAGTACAGGACGATCGCCAGTGATAATGCTGAGGCGTAATTTAAATGGACGTTCTTTCAGACCTTCAAACGGAACGCATTTAAATTCAAATGCCACTGGCATAATATCTTTGGTTTTCGCTTCGACAGACTCCATCAGGGAGCGTTTGCCGCTGAAGTCATTATCTTCAAAATCAGCGGTCTGGTTTGCTTCAATCGTGATTTTACGGACAGCCGCAGCCGCTTTTGTTGCCTGAATAGCGTCACCATTAGCATCAAAGCCCACAAGGTAGTCGGCCCAGTCTTCAATCCATTCTGCCAGTGACTTCTGGGAATGACGCTCGCCATTAACAGACAACAGAGCAGAGAACGGTGCTGTCTTTTTCAGTTTGAGAGTGGAGGTGTTATCTGCGTGACCTGGTTCATCAATAGTACCCAGGTTAAGCACACTGACGGCACGCATATTATCGGCATCGATAAAGCAGCGGGTGCCTTCATCTGCAAGATCTTTAGAATAACGGGTAAAATCATCGATGCTGGCAGTGGAAAGTGCACCACGGAAACGGAAGCGATTTAAATTAAATTTTTCCAGATCATGAATGCGGAAATTCTCAGGCAATGCCACAGCATCGGCACCAATCTTACTGATAATTTCATTAACACCCTGAGCAGAAATAAGGGCATGGATTTGATTAATTGCGGTTGCGTCTAAGTTCTGAGACATAATAAGTCCTCACTATATAAAGATATTCAGTGATGAGATAAATAATCAGTTTATTACGAACGATATTAACGACCTGCTGCGCGGAGTTTTCCGTCAGGTTCACCGGCAAGAGTCAGTAATTGTCCCTGGTCTTCCTGCAGAATAGTCAGGCGACCACCGCGATTGACATACATCGGCGTTTCGGTGGTGTCTTCTTCGGAAATTTTCCCGCGGTTAGTTGGGCGAACATATGAGAGTTTGTGTTTGATTTTCACACGGTTCTCATCAAACGGTTCGATTTCCAGATTGAGTGAGACCTTCCCTTTGGTTTTCGTGTTCATCACACCGGAAGCGACCTCACTGAGAACTGCGCCGATTTTGGTTTCAAATACGCCGCCGTCCAGCTCCCCGATAAATGCCTGCACATCAGTACTGCGTTCGCTAGCCATTTTGCTGCTCCTCATCATATCGACCCTGCAAGGTCGGTTGGTTTCTCCACAAAACAGAGAAGAACACCTGCGGTGGCAGCCGCCCGGATGGATTGGGTTATGAGCCCGTCGTCCGGTGATGCTCTTCTCTGTTTTGCAAAAAAGGACGGTACCAGCCGGAAGCAAGGGTACAAACTGGTACCGCCAGGACTACACACAGCATAAAGTTGTGGTGCCGGGTGCCTCCCGGTGCCTGGCGAAGGTTGCACACCAGGCGGGTGGGTATCCACAGAAGGTCGACTGTCAGCCTCAACCTTAACCCGCGTGCGCTGAGCCGCATTCACCACAACGCTAAGGATTCTCTCTGGTTGAAAATACTTAGCTGTTATGTGCCTGCTTTTAGCCACATCAGGCGAGGTGGACCTGGTTATTCCCCAACAACAAGGATTCGGTTAATCTGGATATCCCCAACAACAATAAGAGTATTCAATGTGATCGCTGAATTAACGGCAGCAATGACGGCTATTCGTGAAACAGCCCAGATTGCAAAACTAATGAACGAGGCAAAAACTCAAGCTGAAGTAAATGCGGCTATTGGTGAGCTGAACTCAAAGCTTGCGTCTATTCAGCGCGAATGCGTGTCTCTCGTTGAACTGGTGGGCTCTTATCAAGAAATAAATGCTTCTCTCAAAGCTAAAATTGCAGAATTCGAAAACTTTGAGGCTCAGACGGAAGGCTATATCCTTAACCAACTTGAGTCGGGTACTTTTGTATACTCGAAGGAGGTAATCGTGAACGGTGGCAGCATAACCATGCATCTTTGCCCAAAATGTTTTGGACAAAAGATAGTATCGATACTTCAACCATTCCCGGTTAGCGAAGATGAGCTTTTTCATAAAAGCAGGTGCCTCCACTGTGAAAATAAGTTTCTGATGAATAAAAATCCGGATTACGTATCGCCTCCATCCATTGAGGAGTTGTCCAGAAAACTTAACGGCAATCTGTAGATTACTACTGTTGTGGATATCCAGATTGTTAAAGAGCTAAGCGTCCTGTAGGGCGCTTTTTTGTTGCTAACGAATCATCCGGTCATTCATACGCCACCGGCGGCTACTTCGTGGGCGTCCTGCCTGTCCGTGATAGCTTACATTATGTTGCTACTTAAAGTAGCAAAAATCAACAACAAAAAGTAGATATTTGTTGTTGTCTATGATTTTTCTATAATTAATTGAAAGTTAAATGTTTTTGCTGATTTACTATGCTGTAAACTGAAAATATCGCACGAAGTTGGAGTAGGTATTGAGCATAGTGAATTATGAGGAGGGAGTTTTTTATGAGATTAATCAGGGAGAAAGAAGAGTAAAGCCCGGTTATGCGGCCGGGCACATGCATTACTTTGTAAGTTCTAGAACTCGTTGAGCCAGCCCTTTAAATTGTTCGTTAAAGGCGTCTCTGCTTGATTTCATTGTATTTAAGGCATGCCCAAATTGCCCTGAATCGCGAATTTGCTGATCACTGATGGAGAAAACAGGTGTCGCTAGTTGTTGGCTTATTGCGATTAATGAGTTGAAATCGGAAATATGCGCAAGATCATAGGCTGATAAATCTCCACTGACTGTTGTTTTGTTAATTGCATGTTGCACTTTATCTCGTGGAATTATGCAGGTAATTTTTTCTAGATTTGGCACTAAGATCGAATCAACAGCATCACGGATAGCTGCCATCCATTTTTCGAAAGATTTTACAGGTGCTCCTTTACGCGGCCTGTATCTCTGCTGAATCATACCTAGAAACTGCGGTGCATTTTTAATTGATTGTGAAGAGTTACCATCATTATTTTCTTTAAATAATGCTAATTCTTTGTGCCAGCGAGGTATATTTTTTGAGAGAGAGCGAATTGCTTGCCAGCAAAAAAAGTCTGGAGCTACAGGTACGATAAAATAGTCACTTGACATGAGAACTACTTCATTTAAACCTCCAACATTAGGGCTGAGATCATAAAGAATGTAATCAATATTATTCTTCATGGCGATTAGCTGTAATATTTTTGGCAGGTTCCCTGGTATATTTCTTGTAGCAGGAATACCAGCAGCAATTTTTAGAGAAACACTTATCTGTGAATCTAAGTCCGAAACATCTAAATGTCCGGGAAGAAGCAGAAGGTTTTCATGCAGTGTAGGGTGTAATTTTCCCGTTTCTTTTTCAAGGTATGCTTCAGGTTGTCCGCCATTAATCAAATATTCTACAATAGGTCCAAGAGTTAAGTTATCTCTGCTAGAATAAAAAGAATCTAAACCCTCATCAATCTTTTCATAGCCAAGAACCATTCCTGTTAGATTACATTGCGAATCAAGGTCAACCATCAATACTTTCTTGCCTTCATCCGCAAGTGCCCATCCAAGATTGAAGGTTGTTGTGGTTTTACTTACCCCACCTTTATGATTAAAAAAACAAATTGATTTTGTCATATTTCTCTATCCTTTCGACCCCCAGCATATTGTAATTTACGCTGGGTGATTATTTTATATTGTTAATGATAATGTTTAATAAAAATAAGAGAGTAAAACAACTATTAGTAATAGCACTTGCTTGATAAATATTATTTTTTCACCTTTAGTTCTATAGTCTAAACGAAGAACTAAAGCCGGTTGTATTTAATTGATTCGTGTATCAATGCTTTGCCCATAACATAAAGTTGATCTTGGGACTTCTCATCAATGTACCATTTCTCATAGGCTGGATTATCCGAAAGAACGGCGAGTTTGTTGCCTTGCATTTGTAGACGTTTAACGTGGAACGTCTTACCATAAACGAAAGAGTAAACACCATCAGTTTGGAAGTTGCGAACAGAAATGTCGACAAACAGTCGATCTCCGGAAACTAGAGTAGGGGACATGCTGTCGCCATTTACAGTCATAACTTTAATATCATCTTGAGAACGATTACCGAAAAGAGAACGGGCATGCTCTGTTGTGAACTCAATGGCGTAGAGCACATCAACATAGTCTGAAAGCATATAGGTTCCAGGTCCTGCGCTAACGCTAAGATCCAAAACTTCTATCCTGTATACATCGGGTTTTGTTGGATTGGGGATGCTTGCCATTTCCTTACATCCTTCTCTCTCGCCAACACCATATTCTAAATATGAAGCTGATACCCCCAGAGCCAATGCAAGTTTATTCATGACAGAGGCACGAGGCTTCGCAGCGCCGATTGTGTATCGCCGCGCCATTTCATATGTAACGCCCACAAGACTTTTGAGTTGGGTGACAGAAATTCCCTTGTTTGTCATTAGCTCGTTTAGTCTCTTGGCGAAATCTGGATACTTCTGTTCTTCTACCATAGGTAGAAGGTTACTCGCATCACATACGCTAGTCATTTCTATTTTAAGTAGTTGCATTCTGCTATTTTAAGTAGCATCATCCCTCTGAATTTCAGAGGAGAAAGGTATGTCATCTCAAAACTACACAGAGAAAGCAGTAAAAGCTGCGGGAAAATCTTTATCTGAAGTAGCCCGTCACTTTGGTTTTAAGTCCACTCAATCCGTCGCTAATTGGGTAATTAACAATCAAGTCCCGTCAGAACGGGTTTTACAACTTTGTGAGTTGGGAAACTGGTCCGTGACCCCTCATGAACTGCGTCCTGATATTTACCCCAATCCAAATGATGGATTACCTGAGTGCTATTCAAAAGTTAGCGGTTCAGCTGCGTAAACGTAACCACAGAAACGAGGAGTTAACCGTGGGTAAGCATCACTGGAAAATAGAAAAACAGCCTGAGTGGTACGTGAAAGCTGTCAGAAAAACTATCGCAGCGTTGCCGGGGGGGTACGCTGAAGCTGCTGACTGGCTGGACGTAACAGAGAACGCATTATTTAACCGCCTTCGTGCCGATGGCGATCAGATTTTCCCGCTGGGATGGGCAATGGTTTTACAGCGTGCTGGTGGCACTCACTTCATTGCTGATGCTGTGGCGCAGTCTGCAAATGGCGTATTTGTGTCTCTTCCTGACGTCGAGGATGTGGACAACGCCGATATTAACCAGCGTCTGCTGGAAGTCATTGAACAGATCGGCAGTTATTCAAAACAGATTCGTTCAGCAATCGAAGACGGTGTAGTGGAACCGCATGAGAAGACAGCAATTAACGACGAGCTGTACCTCTCAATTTCGAAGCTGCAGGAGCATGCAGCACTGGTCTACAAAATCTTTTGTGTTTCAGAAAGTAATGACGCCCGCGAGTGTGCAGCTCCGGGCGTCGTGGCGTCGATTGCTTCTGGTTGTGGAGAAACTAACGCATGAACAGTTTAACAACACACTACCGTCGCTCGCAACTGATTGCGCTTCCTGTACCGGGTGGAAAAGCGAAGGTGGAATATTGCTATGCAGTGAATGTACCAGGTGACAGGGAAATTGTAACCCACAGCTTTGCTGAGTGGGCTGTGGGTGATTTCAACCGGCAGAAGGAGACAGTCCTTTGCGACAAGTTAACCGCTGGTTCAAAGATCACTACGGAGTGCCCGTCAGAGTCATTCGTTGGGAACCGGAAACACAACGTGTTATCTACCTCCGCGAAGGCTATGAGCATGAGTGCTTCAGCCCGCTCGAACAGTTTCGTCGTAAATTCAGGGAAATAGAGGTCGGTCATGAGCACTAAATTAACCGGCTATGTATGGGATGGTTGCGCTGCATCAGGCATGAAATTATCCAGCGTGGCAATTATGGCCCGCCTGGCTGATTTCAGTAATGACGAAGGTGTGTGCTGGCCATCAATTGAAACCATTGCCCGCCAGATTGGCGCGGGGATGAGTACCGTCAGAACGGCTATCGCACGGCTGGAAGCAGAAGGCTGGTTAACGCGTAGGGCGCGTCGCCAGGGTAACCGCAATGCGTCGAATGTTTATCAGCTTAACGTTGCGAAGCTTCAGGCAGCGGCATTTTCTCAACTGTCAGATTCTGACCCGTCAAAATCTGACGCATCAAAATCTGACCCGTCAAAATTTGATGCGTCGAAATCTGGCAAAAAAGCGGGTTTTCACCCGTCAGAATCTGGTGGGGATCCGTCAGTAAAATCAAAACATGATCCGTCAGATAAAAAAACTTCTCGTCCGGACGCTTCGCAACCGGACACGCAGACGGCTGAACAGGATTTTTTAACTCGCCATCCTGATGCGGTTGTATTCAGCCCTAAAAAGCGCCAGTGGGGGACGCAGGATGATTTGACCTGCGCACAGTGGCTCTGGAAAAAAATCATCGCCCTGTACGAGCATGCCGCCGAATGTGACGGCGAGGTGGTTCGTCCCAAAGAACCGAACTGGACAGCATGGGCAAACGAAATTCGCCTGATGTGTGTGCAGGATGGTCGTACTCATAAACAAATCTGCGAGATGTACAGCCGCGTCAGTCGCGATCCGTTCTGGTGCCGTAACGTGCTCAGCCCGTCGAAGCTGCGGGAAAAATGGGATGAGCTTTCCCTGCGCTTATCGCCGTCCGTCAGCACGTACACCGAAAAACGCGAAGACCCGTACTTCAAAGCCAGTTACGACAACGTGGACTACAGCCAGATCCCGGCAGGATTCAGGGGGTGATCATGAGTCTTTTGAATGACGTTCAGAAATTCATTGAAGCCCATCCGGGGTGTACTTCCGGAGACATTGCGGATGCTTTTGCAGGTTACTCACGACAGCGCGTTCTGCAGTCAGCAAGCAAGTTACGTCAGAGTGGGCGTGTGGCTCACCGTTGTGAAGGGGATACACGCAGACATTTCCCGCGGCTGACTGAGATACCGCAGGAGCCGGAACCGCAACCAGTTCGTGAATCCAGACCTGTGCGCAATTTCTATGTCGGCACTAACGATCCCCGGGTGATTTTGTGCCTGACCCGCCAGGCGGAAGAACTGGAGTCCAGGGGCTTATACCGTCGTGCTGCAACGGTGTGGATGGCGGCATTCCGTGAAAGCCACTCCCAGCAAGAGCGAAACAATTTTCTTGCGCGTCGTGAGCGGTGTTTACGGAAAAGCAGCAAGCGCGCTGTATCGGGTGAAGAGTGGTATCTGTCAGGGAATTACGTGGGGGCTTAATGACGACGTTAACTCAATGCCAGCAGCAGGTGCTGGATATGCTGATTTCTTACCAGAAAGAACGTGGCTTCCCGCCAACCAATCAGGAGGTGGCTACCATGCTGGGATACCGTTCAGTGAATGCAGCGGTGGAGCATCTTCGCGCACTGGAGAAAAAAGGCGTCATCACGATAAAGCGTGGCGTGGCCCGGGGCATCACGCTTCATACCGCGGTGAAGGACGACGACAGCGAGGTGGCCGGGATTATCCGCGCACTGCTTGCTGGTGAGGAAAACGCCAGGCTGCGTGCAGCCCACTGGTTACATGAGAGGGGGCTGAAAGTATGAAGCTGATTCTGCCTTTTCCACCCAGCGTGAACACCTACTGGCGACACCCCAACAAAGGGGCATTTGCTGGTAAGAGCCTGATAAGCGCGGCGGGGCGAAAATTCCAGAGTGCGGCGTGCACAGCAATAGTTGAGCAGTTACGTCGTCTGCCGAAACCAACGTCGGCACCTGCTTCAGTGGAGATCGTGTTGTTTCCTCCGGATAACCGGATCCGCGATCTGGACAACTATAACAAGGCGCTGTTTGACGCCCTGACCCACGCGGGTGTGTGGGAAGACGACAGCCAGGTGAAAAGAATGCTGGTGGAGTGGGGACCGGTTATCCCGGAAGGGAAGGTCGAGATCACTATCAGTAAGTACGAGAAAACGGCGGGTGCAGCCGCCTGATCAAGAGGAGAAACGAAGTATGAATAATCTGATGGTCATTGATGGTATTGAAGTTCGTCGTGATGCTTATGGGCGTTACAGCCTGAACGATCTGCATCGGGCTGCTGTTGCATCTGGTGCAAATGCCAGAACTAAGGAGCCGGGAAAGTTTCTTTCCAGCCAACAGATTACTGAGCTGGTTCAAGAATTGATCGATACCCAAAATTTGGGTGTCGGTTCATTCAATGAAACTACCCAAAATTTGGGTAGTAAACCAGTAAGTAAAATAGAAGGGCGGAATGGAGGAACGTATGTCTGCAAGGAACTGGTGTATGCCTATGCAATGTGGATCAGCCCGTCATTCCATCTGAAGGTGATCCGTACTTTCGATATGGTAACCAGCACACCGGAAAAATTATCCGGGCAGGCTGCTGACAAGATGCAGGCTGGCGTGATCCTGCTGGACTTTATGCGCAGGGAATTAAACCTGTCTAACTCATCAGTGCTTGGAGCCTGTCAGAAGCTTCAGGAGGCTGTTGGCTTACCGAATCTGGCACCGCGCTATGCCATTGATGCTCCTGCTGACGCGCCTGATGGCTCAAGTCGCCCCACGCTGTCGCTGAGTGCACTGCTGAAACAGTATGGTATCCGCCTGACGGCTAATCAGGCATATCACCAGATGGTGAAGCTGGGGATCGTTGAACAACGCGAACGATACAGCCGTACCGCGATTAACAACATCAAAAAATTCTGGTCGCTGACGGCGAAAGGCTGCATGTTCGGCAAGAACATCACCAGTCCTGCAAATCCGCGCGAGACGCAGCCGCATTTCTTCGAATCCCGATTCCCTGAGCTGTTAAAGCTGCTCGATACCGTTCATTGAGGTGACCGTGAGAGCACTACTGACCCCTGAAATTGCCCCGCGTATGGGGATCGTATTGTTCAGGCCAGGTTCAGAGCTGATGCCCCTGTTTATGCAGGGGCGTGTCCTGCTGGAGCCTGAGCCGGAACGTTATTCATCTTTCGCCAGTGGTGCCGTTCCGGCGGCATCACAACCGCTGGCGGATGATCCTGCCGTTCGGGCCGTGTTCCGCAATGAGGCAGTGATCCGTCGTGCTGGTGGCGTGGAATGTCTTGAAAGCTGGTTACTTCGTGAAAAGGGCTGTCAGTGGCCTCATTCCGACTGGCACAGCGAGAACATGACCACAATGCGACACGCGCCGGGCGCAATCCGTCTGTGTTGGCACTGCGATAACCAGTTGCGTGATCAGTTCACGGAACGGCTGGAATCAATGGCAACGGATAACTGTGCCCACTGGGTGTTATCTGTCGTGCGTCGGGATCTCGGTTTTGATGACAGTCACGTAGTGACAATGCCGGAACTGTGCTGGTGGCTGGTTCGTAATGACCTGGCGGATGCCTTACCGGAAAGTGCAGCCCGTAAGGCACTGAGATTACCGAAGCCGGTTGTGCCGTCTGTCACCCGGGAGAGTGACCTTGTTCCTTCGGTTCCTGCCACCAGCATTATCCAGGATAAAGCGAAAAAGGTGCTGGCGCTGAAAGTGGATCCAGAGTCGCCGGAGTCTTTTATGTTACGCCCAAAACGTCGCCGCTGGGTTAATGAAAAGTACACGCGCTGGGTTAAGACACAGCCGTGTGCATGTTGTGGAAAGCCTGCTGATGATCCCCACCACCTGATAGGCCATGGTCAGGGTGGAATGGGTACAAAAGCGCATGACCTCTTTGTGTTGCCTTTGTGCAGAAAGCATCACGACGAGCTGCATGCGGATACCGTGGCATTTGAAGAGATGTATGGCTCCCAGCTGGAGCTGATATTTCGTTTTATCGATCATGCGCTGGCAATAGGCGTACTGGCGTAAGTGGAGAACGAGCATGAACCTTGAAGCCTTACCAAAATATTACTCCCCAAAATCTCCAAAATTGAGCGATGACGCACCGGCGACAGGCTCAGGTGGTTTAACGATTACGGATGTGATGGCTGCGCAGGGGATGGTGCAGTCGAAAGCACCGCTTGGGTTTGCCTTATTCCTGGCAAAAGTTGGTGTTCAGGATCCTCAGTTTGCGATTGAAGGTCTGCTCAATTACGCGATGGCAATGGATAACCCGACATTGAACAAATTGAGTGAAGAAACCCGGTTACAGATCATCCCTTACCTTGTGAGTTTTGCCTTTGCTGATTATTCCAGGTCTGCGGCAAGTAAGGCTCGCTGTGAGCATTGTGCTGGTACTGGATTTCATAGTGTATTGCGCGAAGTGGTGAAACACTCCAGAAGCGGGGAATCTGTTATCAAGGAAGAGTGGGTGAAGGAATTATGTCAGCATTGCCATGGTAAGGGAGAAGTCAGCACGGCTTGCAGAGGGTGTAAGGGTAAAGGCATTGTCCTGGATGAAAAAAGAACCCGGCTTCATGGCACACCTGTTTATAAGATTTGTGGGCGTTGCAATGGAAACCGGTTTAGTCGTTTACCGACCACACTGGCACGACGTCATGTCCAGAAGCTGGTACCAGACCTGACTGATTATCAGTGGTACAAAGGATATGCAGACGTCATTGATAAACTGGTAACAAAGTGCTGGCAGGAAGAAGCATTCGCTGAAGCACAATTGAGAAAGGTGACGAGATAAGTGATTTTCACCGAAGATGGCGACATGATGCTTGCATTTCTCAAAAAATATGGATAAGATTTTCCCAACGATGGGCTTTGTATGTCTACCGTTGATGAGTCCAAGAACCCGCCGCCGAGCGGGTTAAATTATTTTTTCTTACACGGGGATATGGATGTTATACCGAGATCTTTTGCCTATTTTCTCAGAAAGACCCATATTTAAAGCTCCTGAGGCTGAAAGAATACTTCGTGAGCAATATTCTATCGCCGCCCCCACTCCTGTAATTCAGGAGATTTATTATGGATTGGCAGGTTATGACAGATTTCAGGAGCTTTATGGGGATCTTAATATTGACCAAATCGAATGGAAATTGATTGAACTTCCCACTAAAAATTTTTTAACTATCGGGGATAATGCTACTTACCCTGATTTTTTGCATGAGGTCGTTGAAGATTTCACAACCCGTAAAGGCGATGTATTTATGGATGATGAAATAAAAGCGCATTGGTGTAATTTTGGCACATGGTGTGAACCTCCATTTTTTATAGATCGAGCTTTGCTGAAAAGTAATACAACAGGGCTTCATTTAATGGAAGGGCATACAAGAGTTGGAACCCTGTTAGGGGCAGTTAAGTATAACTTCGTTAAGCTTGCTAATACTCATAAAATTTATTATGCGCAAGCAAAAGAATGTATTAAATAAGTTGAGTGAAATTACTGTTTTTTTTTAACAATACTTACCGCGTTCTCGCGGTTTTTTTATAAATTAAACATTGGTGCAGTACGGTAAACACGCTGGTGGTCGTGAATACTGACTTTTTATCTTGCTGGCTTTTTAGACAAGAGTTATTGGTATGTCATGTTAACCATGAAGGTAAAAAGACATGCTAAAACAGCAAGATATGACAGAAACGGCGAAAGTTGTTTTTAATGAATTAAACGGCAAACCGGCAACAGTCGGGGAGATAGCACAAAACACATACCTTTCACGCGAACGCTGTCAGTTAATACTGACCCAGCTGGTTATGGCGGGGCTGGCAGATTACCAGTTCGGCTGTTACAGACGCCTTCAGCAATGAAGGGCTTTTAATTTGTGAAAATGGGCGGCTGGTGGGTGTTGGTAGCACCTGCCAGCCATTCGCTCATGCTTACTGGTCACAAGCGAACCATGGCCCACTGCTTTAGCGCAAAAGCAGAGTGAGCCTACCAGAGTTACGCTTACTGATCCATGAAAAACACTGTAAAAATAAACAGTATTGATTTAATCAACGCTGATTGCCTGCATTTTATTCAGTCCCTGCCTGATGATTCCATTGACCTGATTGTTACCGATCCGCCTTACTTCAAGGTGAAACCCAACGGTTGGGACAATCAGTGGAAAGGGGACGAAGATTACCTTAAGTGGCTGGACCACTGTCTGGCCCAGTTCTGGCGGGTGTTGAAACCTGCCGGAAGCCTTTACCTGTTCTGTGGGCATCGCCTGGCATCTGATATTGAGATCATGATGCGTGAACGTTTCAACGTGCTTAACCATATCATCTGGGCGAAGCCGTCCGGACGTTGGAATGGGTGTAATAAAGAAAGTCTGCGCGCATATTTTCCTGCCACAGAGCGCGTTCTGTTTGCTGAACATTACCGGGGGCCATATCGCGGCAAAAGTGACGGCTATGTGGCAAAAGAAAGGGAACTCAAACAGCACATAATGGCACCGCTGATATCGTATTTCAGGGATGCTCGTGCCGAACTGGGTATAACGGCAAAACAAATTGCCGAAGCCACAGGTAAGAAAAATATGGTTTCCCACTGGTTTGGTGCCAGTCAGTGGCAGTTGCCGAATGAGGCTGACTACCGGAAGTTACAGGCACTGTTTTCCCGTATAGCGGCAGAGAAGTTTCAGGAACAACAACTGGAACAACCACACCACCAGTTGGTGGCATCTTATGATTCACTGAATCGCAAATATTCTGAATTGCTGGATGAGTTTAAATCTCTCCGGCGCTATTTCTCCGTATCAGTCTCCGTGCCTTATACCGATGTCTGGATGCATAAACCCGTTCAGTTCTACCCGGGTAAACATCCGTGTGAGAAACCGGCGGATATGCTCAGGCAAATAATCAATGCCAGTAGTCGACCCGGCGATCTGGTTGCTGATTTCTTTATGGGATCCGGTTCCACAATAAAAGCAGCAATGGCGCTGGGGCGTCGGGCGTTAGGTGTTGAGCTTGAGACAGAGCGGTTTAATCAGACCATCCAGGAAATCAGTATGTTATCAGCAAATACAATTTTGTGAATTAATTCAATTATTGGTGGGATGTCTGTGCCGTATAATGATTACAGATACAGTGTATCCTGCAATGCAGCAGGGCTGATGTGGTGGGTTGTACATAGCCTGCAAAGGATTGGCTTCATTAATTCATCGTTGATACAAGCGAGTCACGGTTGACCACGCCAACGGCTCATCGGTAAAAATCCGACACCGTGTCTTCTTAACTCACTTATTGTTTCCACCCATGTTTTTGGATACCTGCTGTAGCTGTCAGATTAGCGCGATAATCTGACAGCTTTTTTTTTACAACGAATCCTTCTGATCTGCTTTTGCGGGGCTTTTTTGTATCCGCTCCATGCCCGGCGTATAAGCGGAGGTTGGTCAGTTTTCTAAAAATTGAAATACCTCACAATTCAGCCAGTTAATGGTTGTTTGTCTGGCGAAGAGTTTGTAAATAAAAAAACGCATGGTGAATCCCCCTAAGCGGCGGGGCGAATCAGCAGTCAGTTCTGGGATAATCGCGGGTTCGTATGCTGATGCCGGACTCACCGGGAGGCACCCGGCACCATGCATCATGGTCATCCCCTTGTATGATACCCCTCTCCGGAGGGGTATTTTTTGGATAAAAAAGCCCGCGCTGGGAGGCACGGGCGGCAAGGAATAAAACGTGAAGAAATTTTCACAGGCGCATAATAATCCGATGTTGCCAGATTTTGCAACTGCATCATCTGGTTATTATGTGAGCTGGAAAATCAGATTCTGTATGGACTGAAGCCATGCTGTTATTTAGGGCCAAAGAGCTGGCTTTTTCCCGCCTTCTCTCCAGTAACGATTAATGAGAAAAGAATGAAATGCTTTTCCTGGGGAGGAGGGCAGTAGAAAAAAGAACCCGCCAGCAAAAATATGGGGGATGAACAGCTTTTGCTACTCAGGTTGCTGGCGGGTATGGTTCTTCATGAAATAAGAATGTTACGCGGTATTTTTAATGAAAATGATAATTATTGTCAATTGGTTGTGCGTATTTTTTCATACATGACTGGTAAAGGTGATTCAGGCCATCAGAGTTTTGCTGATGGCCTTTTTTCTTTCCGGTAGCACAGGTCTGTTGGGGCGGGATATGTATCAGATGGAAAAAATATCAACAGGCATTGCCTACGGCACCTCCGCAGGCAGTGCTGGCTACTGGTTTTTACAATGGCTTGATCAGGTTAGTCCGTCTCAGTGGGCTGCGATTGGTGTACTGGGAAGTCTGGTTCTGGGCTTTCTGACTTATCTGACGAATCTGTACTTCAAAATCAGAGAAGACAGAAGAAAGGCTGCGAGAGGAGAGTAATATAATGGTCCAAAACTATGAAATGATTGTGAAAGGGATCCGCAATTTTGAGAATAAAGTTACGGTAACTTTAGCATTACAGGACAAAGAACGCTTTGACGGTGAAATTTTTGACCTGGACATCTCGCTGGACCGTGTTGAAGGTGCCGCGCTGGAGTTTTATGAGGCAGCAGCCAGAAGGAGCATCAGACAGGTCTTCCTGGATGTTGCTGCCGGGTTATGTGGAGGGGATGAGCAGTCGCCGGAAAAGCGCCCCATAATTTTAGAGGCGCAGAGTGTGTGGATAACCTACAAAGGAAAACTGCCGGGAAGAATTACTGGTTCACTGAAGACTCCGCCGAAATGGTAATTTCACCAGCATATTTTTCTTCCAGTAATACCGCCAGCCACTTGAAAGAATTTTGTTGTTGCTGGGACCATTTGGGGTTGAGTGATTCAAGCTGGAGCGATGCCAGTGTTGGTTGCATTTGTTCCTTGGGAATTGAGAATGCCAGATATGAAAATGCGACAGTAAGGGCATTTACATCATCCCGAAGCCTGGAAATGCAGTCGAGCAACTCCTGTAGAGAAATGGTGCTATTGTCCATAAACAATCCTCTCTATTGTATTTAACTATTCCTTGCCTGATTCAACAGGCCGGGACAGATAAACATATCCAGGGTTCAGAAACCGATAAATCCTGATAAATATCCATGAACGCAAAAATCAGATACAGCCTGTCGGCTACTGTACTAGTGCTGATTGGTGCAGGCGCGTCTGCTCCTCAAATACTTGACCAGTTTCTGGACGAAAAAGAAGGTAACCACACAACGGCATACCGTGATGGTTCCGGCATCTGGACCATCTGTCGGGGTGCCACGATGGTGGATGGAAAACCCGTTTTTCCCGGTATGAAACTGTCGAAGGAAAAATGCGACCAGGTTAACGCCATCGAACGTGATAAGGCGCTGGCATGGGTGGAACGTAATATTAAAGTACCACTGACCGAACCACAAAAAGCGGGTATCGCGTCATTTTGCCCCTATAACATTGGCCCCGGTAAGTGTTTCCCGTCGACGTTTTATAAGCGGCTTAATGCCGGTGATCGTAAAGGTGCCTGTGAGTCGATTCGCTGGTGGATTAAGGACGGTGGGCGTGATTGCCGCACACGTTCAAATAACTGCTACGGACAGGTTATTCGTCGTGACCAGGAAAGCGCATTAGCCTGTTGGGGGATAGATCAGTGAGAAGAGTAGCCGCGATTATCTCCGCTCTGGTTATCTGCATCATCGTCTGCCTGTCTTGGGCTGTTAATCATTACCGTGATAACGCCATTACCTACAAAGCCCTGCGCGACAAAAATGCCAGAGAACTGAAGCTGGCGAACGCGGCAATTACTGACATGCAGATGCGTCAGCGTGATGTTGCTGCGCTCGATGCAAAATACACGAAGGAGTTAGCTGATGCGAAAGCTGAAAATGATGCTCTGCGTGATGATGTTGCCGCTGGTCGTCGTCGGTTGCACATCAAAGCAGTCTGTCAGTCAGTGCGTGAAGCCACCACCGCCTCCGGCGTGGATAATGCAGCCTCCCCCCGACTGGCAGACACCGCTGAACGGGATTATTTCACCCTCAGAGAGAGGCTGATCACTATGCAAAAACAACTGGAAGGAACCCAGAAGTATATTAATGAGCAGTGCAGATAGAGTTGCTCATATCGATGGGCAACTCATGCAATTATTTTGAGCAATACACCCGCGCTTCCAGCGGAGTATAAATGCCAAAAGTGATGAAACCGAGCAATCCATTTACGAATGTTTGCTGGGTTTCTGTTTTAACCACATTTTCTGCACCACCACAAATTTTTGCTGCATCGACAGTTTTCTTCTGCCCAATTCCCGAAACGAAGAAATGATGGGTGATGGTTTCCTTTGGTGTTACTGCTGTCGGTTTGTTTCCAACAGTAAACGTCTGTTGAGCACATCCTGTAATAAGCATTGCCAGAGCGGCAGAAAACAACATTTTTTTCATCTTATTATCCTGCATTGTTAAAAACGGCAGAATCCTATGTGACAACAATTAAACGATAGTTAAATGGATTGATGAAAATTAAAACTACACAGGTGAGCTCAGACGATTGGAGGGAGTTGGGGACACTCAGAATCCTGTAGAATGAAATAAACCGGTCTATCCGTCCATTACCCTTTTAGCTGCGCTGTATCGTCGCCGTATTCCCGCATTAACCATGACCGTAGCCCGACGGGGAATTCCTTCTGCGTGAGTGTGCGGGAATAATTAAAAACGATGCACACCGGGTTTTTACCGCGTTAATGATTCGCGGATTTATCCCGGTGCGATGGTGGAAGAAACCGGAAGCTGTATTACAGAAAGTGCTACTACTGTATCCCGATGCGATGTATGTAATGTGAGTCAGATAATGGCACAGGATGTGGTGATGTGGCAGTCTGGAACACAGGATATATTGTCAGAATAAGACCCGTAGGAATAAAAATGAAAAGACGCCTTTTACTACTTTTTCTGTTATCTGTCCTAGCAGTGGGATGCTCGCAGCAAAAAGCTGATGAGCCCCGGCAATTAGTGACGGTGTATCCACGATATCCGGAATATGCTGCAGCAAATTATATCAAGGGGCTGGTTGAGGTTAAGTTCGATATTGGTGCTGATGGGACTGTGACACGGATCGTTTTTCTCCGCTCAGAGCCTCATAATTTGTTTCGTGATGAAGTGGTGAAGGCCATGGCGAAATGGCGATTTGAAAAGAATCGTCCCTGTCAGGGAGTGAAGAGACAATTTATCTTTACGCCGTCACGTCCCTGATGCTTCCAGGTAGAGAGGGGCTGGAAGCAGGAGAAAAATGAAAGAGCCAGCGGTTATATTTTTGTCATGGCTGACGAGGAATGATGGAAGAAGGCGTTGTATGCCACACAACGCCTCACTGTTCATTTCTTCTTTTTCTCTAGTGGAACCCGATGAATAAGAGTTGCACTGGTTTCCGATGAGATGGCGATATACTCGGGCAAAGTATGCTGGCAGTTTTCCAACTGGTCAAAAATACCTGCTCTCGTCTGTTGCAATGCCTGCAGCATGCGGCGGCAATGCGCCTTGCTTTTGCTAACCATCTTTCCTTCCTCTATCAGTCGCTGCGTGAACTCATCATGGAATACCAGGTAAATGCGGATGTTATCGGTTTTGGCTACGCAGCATAGTACAAAACGGACAGGTGCATCCCGGGACGGGGGAGGCGTCACATGTCCCTGTGATGGTTGTTCCGGGTAATGCACTGTGTGGGGCATAAAAATGTCCGATAATTTTACTTTCTACCGCAGTTAGTTGATTCGTTGGTCCTGGTAGCACATTGGGCGAGGATTTAAATGCCAGGCAACTGAAGGATGATGTTGCAAGGGAGATAGCGAGAATATTTCTGATTTTCATTTGATGATGCCTCTGTGTGAAATGACGGTAAACGACGCACTTGTGCCGGCACATAATAGCAAGCACCATAATAGATCAGATTCGATTCTTGCTGTAAGTGATAATTATTCTCGTTTTTCGGGTCCTTTCCGGCGATCCAACAGGCTACGGGGCGGCGACCTCGCGGGTTTTCGCTATTTATGAAAATTTTCCGGTTTAAGGCGTTTCCGTTCTTCTTCGTCATAACTTAATGTTTTTATTTAAAATACCCTCTGAAAAGAAAGGAAACGACAGGTGCTGAAAGCGAGCTTTTTGGCCTCTGTCGTTTCCTTTCTCTGTTTTTGTCCGTGGAATGAACAATGGAAGTCAACAAAAAGCAGCTGGCTGACATTTTCGGTGCGAGTATCCGTACCATTCAGAACTGGCAGGAACAGGGAATGCCCGTTCTGCGAGGCGGTGGCAAGGGTAATGAGGTGCTTTATGATTCTGCCGCCGTCATAAAATGGTATGCCGAAAGGGATGCTGAAATTGAGAACGAAAAGCTGCGCCGGGAAGTTGAAGAACTGCGGCAGGCCAGCGAGACAGATCTCCAGCCAGGGACTATTGAGTACGAACGCCATCGACTTACGCGTGCGCAGGCCGACGCACAGGAGCTGAAAAATGCCAGAGACTCCGCTGAAGTGGTGGAAACCGCATTCTGTACTTTCGTGCTGTCGCGGATCGCAGGTGAAATTGCCAGTATTCTCGACGGGATCCCCCTGTCGGTGCAGCGGCGTTTTCCGGAACTGGAAAACCGACATGTTGATTTCCTGAAACGGGATATCATCAAAGCCATGAACAAAGCAGCCGCGCTGGATGAACTGATACCGGGGTTGCTGAGTGAATATATCGAACAGTCAGGTTAACAGGCTGCGGCATTTTGTCCGCGCCGGGCTTCGCTCACTGTTCAGGCCGGAGCCACAGACCGCCGTTGAATGGGCGGATGCCAATTACTATCTCCCGAAAGAATCCGCATACCAGGAAGGGCGCTGGGAAACACTGCCCTTTCAGCGGGCCATCATGAATGCGATGGGCAGTGACTACATCCGCGAGGTGAATGTGGTGAAGTCTGCCCGTGTTGGTTATTCCAAAATGCTGCTGGGTGTTTATGCCTACTTCATAGAGCATAAGCAGCGCAACACCCTTATCTGGTTACCGACGGATGGTGATGCCGAGAACTTTATGAAAACTCACGTTGAGCCGACCATCCGTGATATTCCTTCGCTGCTGGCGCTGGCCCCGTGGTATGGCAAAAAGCACCGGGATAACACGCTCACCATGAAGCGTTTCACCAATGGTCGTGGCTTCTGGTGCCTGGGCGGTAAAGCGGCAAAAAACTACCGTGAAAAGTCAGTGGATGTGGCGGGTTATGATGAACTTGCTGCCTTTGATGAGGATATTGAACAGGAAGGCTCCCCGACGTTCCTGGGCGATAAGCGTATTGAAGGCTCGGTCTGGCCAAAGTCCATCCGTGGCTCCACGCCCAAAGTGAGAGGCACCTGCCAGATTGAGCGTGCAGCCAGTGAATCCCCGCATTTTATGCGTTTTCATGTTGCCTGCCCGCACTGCGGGAAGGAGCAGTACCTTAAATTTGGCGACAAAGAGACGCCGTTTGGCCTCAAATGGATGCCGGAGGATCCCTCCAGCGTGTTTTATCTCTGTGAGCATAATGCCTGCGTCATCCGTCAGCAGGAGCTGGACTTTACTGATGCCCGTTATATCTGCGAAAAGACCGGGATCTGGACCCGTGATGGCATTCTCTGGTTTTCGTCATCCGGTGAAGAGATTGAGCCGCCGGACAGTGTGACCTTTCACATCTGGACGGCGTACAGCCCGTTCACCACCTGGGTGCAGATTGTCAAAGACTGGATGAAAACGAAAGGGGATACGGGAAAACGTAAAACCTTCGTGAACACCACGCTCGGTGAGACGTGGGAGGCGAAAATTGGCGAACGTCCGGATGCTGAAGTGATGGCAGAGCGGAAAGAGCATTATTCAGCGCCCGTTCCTGACCGTGTGGCTTACCTGACCGCCGGTATCGACTCCCAGCTGGACCGCTACGAAATGCGCGTATGGGGATGGGGGCCGGGTGAGGAAAGCTGGCTGATTGACCGGCAGATTATTATGGGCCGCCACGACGACGAGCAGACGCTGCTGCGTGTGGATGAGGCCATCAATAAAACCTATACCCGCCGGAATGGTGCAGAAATGTCGGTATCCCGTATCTGCTGGGATACTGGCGGGATTGACCCGACCATTGTGTATGAACGCTCGAAAAAGCATGGGCTGTTCCGGGTGATCCCCATTAAAGGGGCATCCGTCTACGGAAAGCCGGTGGCCAGCATGCCACGTAAGCGAAACAAAAACGGGGTTTACCTTACCGAAATTGGTACGGATACCGCGAAAGAGCAGATTTATAACCGCTTCACACTGACGCCGGAAGGGGATGAACCGCTTCCCGGTGCCGTTCACTTCCCGAATAACCCGGATATTTTTGATCTTACCGAAGCGCAGCAGCTGACTGCTGAAGAGCAGGTCGAAAAATGGGTGGATGGCAGGAAAAAAATACTGTGGGACAGCAAAAAGCGACGCAATGAGGCGCTCGACTGCTTCGTTTATGCGCTGGCGGCGCTGCGCATCAGTATTTCCCGCTGGCAGCTGGATCTCAGTGCACTGCTGGCGAGCCTGCAGGAAGAGGATGGTGCAGCAACCAACAAGAAAACACTGGCAGATTACGCCCGTGCCTTATCCGGAGAGGATGAATGACGCGACAGGAAGAACTTGCCGCTGCCCGTGCGGCACTGCATGACCTGATGACAGGTAAACGGGTGGCAACAGTACAGAAAGACGGACGAAGGGTGGAGTTTACGGCCACTTCCGTGTCTGACCTGAAAAAATATATTGCAGAGCTGGAAGTGCAGACCGGCATGACACAGCGACGCAGGGGACCTGCAGGATTTTATGTATGAAAACGCCCACCATTCCCACCCTTCTGGGACCGGACGGCATGACATCGCTGCGCGAATATGCCGGTTATCACGGCGGTGGCAGCGGATTTGGTGGGCAGTTGCGGGCGTGGAACCCACCGAGTGAAAGTGTGGATGCAGCCCTGCTGCCCAACTTTACCCGTGGCAATGCCCGCGCAGACGATCTGGTACGTAATAACGGCTATGCCGCCAACGCCATCCAGCTGCATCAGGATCATATCGTCGGGTCTTTTTTCCGGCTCAGTCATCGCCCAAGCTGGCGCTATCTGGGCATCGGGGAGGAAGAAGCCCGTGCCTTTTCCCGCGAGGTTGAAGCGGCATGGAAAGAATTTGCCGAGGATGACTGCTGCTGCATTGACGTTGAGCGAAAACGCACGTTTACCATGATGATTCGGGAAGGTGTGGCCATGCACGCCTTTAACGGAGAACTGTTCGTTCAGGCCACCTGGGATACCAGTTCGTCGCGGCTTTTCCGGACACAGTTCCGGATGGTCAGCCCGAAGCGCATCAGCAATCCGAACAATACCGGCGACAGCCGGAACTGCCGTGCCGGTGTGCAGATTAATGACAGCGGTGCGGCGCTGGGATATTACGTCAGCGAGGACGGGTATCCTGGCTGGATGCCGCAGAAATGGACATGGATACCCCGTGAGTTACCCGGCGGGCGCGCCTCGTTCATTCACGTCTTTGAACCCGTGGAGGACGGGCAGACCCGCGGTGCAAATGTGTTTTACAGCGTGATGGAGCAGATGAAGATGCTCGACACGCTGCAGAACACGCAGCTGCAGAGCGCCATTGTGAAGGCGATGTATGCCGCCACCATTGAAAGTGAGCTGGATACGCAGTCAGCGATGGATTTTATTCTTGGCGCGAACAGTAATGAGCAGCGGGACAAGCTGACGGGCTGGATTGGTGAAATTGCCGCGTATTACGCCGCCGCGCCGGTCCGGCTGGGAGGCGCAAAAGTGCCGCACCTGATGCCGGGTGACTCTCTGAACCTGCAGACGGCTCAGGACACGGATAACGGCTACTCCGTGTTTGAGCAGTCACTGCTGCGGTATATCGCTGCCGGACTGGGTGTCTCGTATGAGCAGCTTTCCCGGAATTACGCCCAGATGAGCTACTCCACGGCACGGGCCAGCGCGAACGAGTCGTGGGCGCACTTTATGGGGCGGCGAAAATTCGTCGCATCCCGTCAGGCGAGCCAGATGTTTCTGTGCTGGCTGGAAGAGGCCATCGCCCGCCGCGTGGTGACGTTACCTTCAAAAGCGCGCTTCAGTTTTCAGGAAGCCCGCAGTGCCTGGGGGAACTGCGACTGGATAGGCTCCGGTCGTATGGCCATCGATGGTCTGAAAGAAGTTCAGGAAGCGGTGATGCTGATAGAAGCCGGGCTGAGTACCTACGAGAAAGAGTGTGCAAAACGCGGCGATGACTATCAGGAAATTTTTGCCCAGCAGGTCCGTGAAACGATGGAGCGTCGTGCAGCCGGTCTTAAACCACCCGCCTGGGCGGCTGCGGCATTTGAATCCGGGCTGCGACAATCAACAGAGGAGGAGAAGAGTGACAGCAGAGCTGCGTAATCTCCCGCATATTGCCAGCATGGCCTTTAATGAGCCGCTGATGCTTGAACCCGCCTATGCGCGGGTTTTCTTTTGTGCGCTTGCAGGCCAGCTTGGGATCAGCCGCCTGACGGATGCGGTGTCCGGCGACAGCCTGACTGCCCAGGAGGCACTCGCGACGCTGGCATTATCCGGTGATGATGACGGACCACGACAGGCCCGCAGTTATCAGGTCATGAACGGCATCGCCGTGCTGCCGGTGTCCGGCACGCTGGTCAGCCGGACGCGGGCGCTGCAGCCGTACTCGGGGATGACCGGTTACAACGGCATTATCGCCCGTCTGCAACAGGCTGCCAGCGATCCGATGGTGGACGGCATTCTGCTCGATATGGACACGCCCGGCGGGATGGTGGCGGGGGCATTTGACTGCGCTGACATCATCGCCCGTGTGCGTGACATAAAACCGGTATGGGCGCTTGCCAACGACATGAACTGCAGTGCAGGTCAGTTGCTTGCCAGTGCCGCCTCCCGGCGTCTGGTCACGCAGACCGCCCGGACAGGCTCCATCGGCGTCATGATGGCTCACAGTAATTACGGTGCTGCGCTGGAGAAACAGGGTGTGGAAATCACGCTGATTTACAGCGGCAGCCATAAGGTGGATGGCAACCCCTACAGCCATCTTCCGGATGACGTCCGGGAGACACTGCAGTACCGGATGGACGCAATCCGCCAGATGTTTGCGCAGAAGGTGTCGGCATATACCGGCCTGTCCGTGCAGGCTGTGCTGGATACCGAGGCTGCAGTGTACAGCGGTCAGGAGGCCATTGATGCCGGACTGGCTGATGAACTTGTTAACAGCACCGATGCGATCACCGTCATGCGTGATGCACTGGATGCACGTAAATCCCGTCTCTCAGGAGGGCGAATGACCAAAGAGACTCAATCAACAACTGTTTCAGCCACTGCTTCGCAGGCTGACGTTACTGACGTGGTGCCAGCGACGGAGGGCGAAAACGCCAGTGCGGCGCAGCCGGACGTGAACGCGCAGATCACCGCAGCGGTTGCGGCAGAAAACAGCCGCATTATGGGGATCCTCAACTGTGAGGAGGCTCACGGACGCGAAGAACAGGCACGCGTGCTGGCAGAAACCCCCGGTATGACCGTGGAAACGGCCCGCCGCATTCTGGCCGCAGCACCACAGAGTGCACAGGCGCGCAGTGACACTGCGCTGGATCGTCTGATGCAGGGGGCACCGGCACCGCTGGCTGCAGGTAACCCGGCATCTGATGCCGTTAACGATTTGCTGAACACACCAGTGTAAGGGATGTTTATGACGAGCAAAGAAACCTTTACCCATTACCAGCCGCTGGGCAACAGTGACCCGGCTCATACCGCAACCGCGCCCGGCGGATTGAGTGCGAAAGCGCCTGCAATGACCCCGCTGATGCTGGACACCTCCACCCGTAAGCTGGTTGCGTGGGATGGCACCACCGACGGTGCTGCCGTTGGCATTCTTGCGGTTGCTGCTGACCAGACCAGCACCACGCTGACGTTCTACAAGTCCGGCACGTTCCGTTATGAGGATGTGCTCTGGCCGGAGGCTGCCAGCGATGAGACGAAAAAACGGACCGCGTTTGCCGGAACGGCAATCAGCATCGTTTAACCTTACCCTTCATCACTAAAGGCCGCCTGTGCGGCTTTTTTTACGGGATTTTTTTATGTCGATGTACACAACCGCCCAGCTGCTGGCGGCAAATGAGCAGAAATTTAAGTTTGATCCGCTGTTTCTGCGTCTCTTTTTCCGTGAGAGCTATCCCTTCACCACGGAGAAAGTCTATCTCTCACAAATTCCGGGACTGGTAAACATGGCGCTGTACGTTTCGCCGATTGTTTCCGGTGAGGTTATCCGTTCCCGTGGCGGATCCACCTCTGAATTTACACCGGGATATGTCAAGCCCAAGCATGAGGTGAATCCGCAGATGACCCTGCGTCGCCTGCCGGATGAAGATCCGCAGAATCTGGCGGACCCGGCTTACCGCCGCCGTCGCATCATCATGCAGAACATGCGTGACGAAGAGCTGGCCATTGCTCAGGTCGAAGAGATGCAGGCCGTTTCTGCCGTGCTCAAGGGCAAATACACCATGACCGGTGAAGCCTTCGATCCGGTTGAGGTGGATATGGGCCGCAGTGCGGCGAACAACATCACGCAGTCCGGCAGCACGGAGTGGAGCAAGCGTGACAAGTCCACGTATGACCCGACCGACGATATCGAAGCCTACGCGCTGAACGCCAGCGGCGTGGTGAATATCATCGTGTTTGATCCGAAAGGCTGGGCGCTGTTCCGTTCCTTCAAAGCCGTCAAGGAGAAGCTGGATACCCGTCGCGGCTCTAATTCCGAGCTGGAGACAGCGGTAAAAGACCTGGGCGAAGCGGTGTCCTATAAGGGGATGTATGGCGATACGGCGATCGTCGTGTATTCCGGACAGTACGTGGAAAACGACGTCAAAAAGAACTTCCTGCCGGACAACACGATGGTGCTGGGGAACACTCAGGCACGCGGTCTGCGCACCTATGGCTGCATTCAGGATGCGGACGCACAGCGCGAAGGTATTAACGCCTCTGCCCGCTACCCGAAAAACTGGGTGACCACCGGCGATCCGGCGCGTGAGTTCACCATGATTCAGTCAGCACCGCTGATGTTGCTGGCTGATCCTGATGCGTTCGTGTCCGTACAACTGGCGTAATCATGGCCCTTCGGGGCCATTTTCTCTCTGTGGAGGAGTCCATGACGAAAGATGAACTGATTGCCCGTCTTCAGGTGCTGGGTGAGCAACTGAACCGTGATGTCAGCCTGACGGGGACGAAAGAAGAACTGGTGCTCCGTGTGGCAGAGCTGGAAGAGGAGCTTGATGACACGGATGACGCTGCCGGTCAGGACACATCTGTCAGCCCGGAAAATGCGCTGACCGGACATGAAAATGAGGTGGTATCAGCGCAGCCGGATACCGTGATTGATACGGCTGCTCTGGTCACGGTCGTGGCACTGGTGACGCTGCATACTGATGCACTTCACGCCACGCGGGATGAGCCTGTGGCATTTGTGCTGCCGGGAACGGCGTTTCGTGTCTCTGCCGGTGTGGCAGCCGAAATGACAGAACATGGCCTGGCCAGAATGCAATAACGGGAGGCGCTGTGGCTGATTCCGATAACCTGTTCGATGCTGCCATTGCCCGCGCCGATGAAACGATACGCGGGTACATGGGAACGTCAGCCACCATGACATCCGGTGAGCTGTCCGGTGCTGTGATACGTGGTGTTTTTGATGACCCTGAAAATATCAGCTATGCCGGACAGGGGGTGCGCGTTGAAGGCTCCAGCCCGTCCCTGTTTGTCCGGACTGATGATGTGCGGCAGCTGCGGCGTGGAGACACACTGACCATCGGCGAGGAAAACTTCTGGGTGGACCGGATTTCGCCGGATGATGGCGGAAGCTGTCATCTCTGGCTTGGGCGGGGCGTACCGCCTGCCGTTAACCGTCGCCGCTGAAAGGGGGATGTATGGCCATAAAAGGTCTTGAGCAGGCCGTTGAAAACCTCAGCCGTATCAGCAGAACGGCGGTGCCCGGTGCCGCCGCAATGGCCATTAACCGCGTTGCTTCATCCGCGATATCGCAGTCGGCGTCACAGGTTGCCCGTGAGACAAAGGTACGCCGGAAACTGGTAAAGGAAAGGGCCAGGCTGAAAAGGGCCACGGTCAAAAATCCGCAGGCCAGAATCAGGGTTAACCGGGGGGATTTGCCCGTAATAAAGCTGGGTAACGCGCGGATTGTCCTGTCCCGACGCAGGCGTCGTAAAAAGGGGCAGCGTTCAGCCCTGAAAGGTGGCGGCAGCGTGCTTGTGGTGGGAAACCGTCGTATTCCCGGCGCGTTTATTCAGCAACTGAAAAATGGCCGCTGGCATGTCATGCAGCGTGTGGCCGGGAAAAACCGTTACCCCATTGATGTGGTGAAAATCCCGATGGCGGTGCCGCTGACCACGGCGTTTAAACAGAATATTGAGCGGATACGGCGTGAGCGTCTTCCGAAAGAGCTGGGCTATGCGCTGCAGCATCAACTGAGGATGGTAATAAAGCGATGAAACATACTGAACTCCGTGCAGCCGTACTGGATGCACTGGCGAAGCATGACACCGGGGCGACGTTTTTTGATGGTCGCCCCGCTGTTTTTGATGAGGCGGATTTTCCGGCAGTTGCCGTTTATCTCACCGGCGCTGAATACACGGGCGAAGAGCTGGACAGCGATACCTGGCAGGCGGAGCTGCATATCGAAGTTTTCCTGCCTGCTCAGGTGCCGGATTCAGAGCTGGATGCGTGGATGGAGTCCCGGATTTATCCGGTGATGAGCGATATCCCGGCACTGTCAGATTTGATCACCAGTATGGTGGCCAGTGGCTATGACTACCGGCGCGACGATGATGCGGGCCTGTGGAGTTCAGCCGATCTGACTTATGTCATTACCTATGAAATGTGAGGACGATATGCCTGTACCAAATCCAGCAATACCGGTGAAAGGTGCCGGAACCACCCTGTGGGTTTATAACGGGAGCGGCGACCCTTATGCGAACCCGCTTTCAGACGTTGACTGGTCGCGTCTGGCTAAAGTTAAAGACCTGACGCCCGGCGAACTGACCGCTGAGTCCTATGACGACAGTTATCTCGATGATGAAGATGCGGACTGGACCGCGACCGGGCAGGGGCAGAAATCTGCCGGAGATACCAGCTTCACGCTGGCGTGGATGCCCGGAGAGCAGGGGCAGCAGGCGCTGCTGGCGTGGTTTAATGAAGGCGATACCCGTGCCTATAAAATCCGCTTCCCGAACGGCACGGTCGATGTGTTCCGTGGCTGGGTCAGCAGTATCGGTAAGGCGGTGACGGCGAAGGAAGTGATCACCCGCACGGTGAAAGTCACCAATGTGGGACGTCCGTCGATGGCAGAAGATCGCAGCACGGTAACAGCGGCAACCGGTATGACCGTGACGCCAGCCAGCGCTTCCGTAGTGAAAGGGAAGAGCACCACGCTGACCGTGGCATTCCAGCCGGAAGGCGCAACCGACAAGAGCTTCCGTGCGGTGTCAGCGGATAAAACAAAAGCCACCGTGTCGGTCAGTGGTATGACCATCACCGTGAATGGCGTTGCTGCAGGTAAGGTCAACATTCCGGTCGTATCCGGTAATGGTGAGTTTGCTGCGGTTGCAGAAATCACCGTCACCGCCAGTTAATCCGGAGAGTCAGAGATGTTCCTGAAAACCGAATCATTTGAACATAACGGCGTGACCGTCACGCTTTCTGAACTGTCAGCCCTGCAGCGTATTGAGCATCTCGCCCTGATGAAACGGCAGGCAGAACAGGCGGAGTCAGACAGCAACCGGCAGGTTACTGTGGAAGACGTCATCAGAACCGGTGCTTGTGTGGTGGCGATGTCCCTGTGGCATAACCATCCGAAGAAGACGCAGATGCCGTCCATGAATGAAGCCGTTAAACAGATTGAACAGGAAGTGCTTACCACCTGGCCCACAGAGGCAATTTCTCATGCTGAAAACGTGGTGTACCGGCTGTCCGGAATGTATGAGTTTGTTGTGAATAATACCCCTGAACAGACAGAGGACGCCGGGCCTGCAGAGCCTGTTTCTGCGGGAAAGTGTTCGACGGTGAGCTGAGTTTTGCCCTGAAACTGGCGCGTGAGATGGGGCGACCCGACTGGCGTGCCATGCTTGCCGGGATGTCATCCACGGAGTATGCCGACTGGCACCGCTTTTACAGTACCCATTATTTTCATGATGTTCTGCTGGATATGCACTTTTCCGGGCTGACGTACACCGTGCTCAGCCTGTTTTTCAGCGATCCGGATATGCATCCGCTGGATTTCAGTTTGCTGAACCGGCGTGAGGCTGACGAAGAGCCTGAAGATGATGTGCTGATGCAGAAAGCGGCAGGGCTTGCCGGAGGCGTCCGTTTTGGCCCGGACGGGAATGAAGTTATCCCCGCTTCCCCGGATGTGGCGGACATGACGGAGGATGACGTAATGCTGATGACAGTATCAGAAGGGATCGCAGGAGGAGTCCGGTATGGCTGAACCGGTAGGCGATCTGGTCGTTGATTTAAGTCTGGATGCGGCCAGATTTGACGAGCAGATGGCCAGAGTCAGGCGTCATTTTTCCGGTACGGAAACTGATGCGAAAAAAACAGCGGCAGTCGTTGAACAGTCGCTGAGCCGACAGGCGCTGGCTGCACAGAAAGCGGGGATTTCCGTCGGGCAGTATAAAGCCGCCATGCGTATGCTGCCTGCACAGTTCACCGACGTGGCCACGCAGCTTGCAGGCGGGCAAAGTCCGTGGCTGATCCTGCTGCAACAGGGTGGTCAGGTTAAGGACTCCTTCGGCGGGATGATCCCCATGTTCAGGGGGCTTGCCGGTGCGATCACCCTGCCGATGGTGGGGGCCACCTCGCTGGCGGTGGCGACCGGTGCGCTGGCGTATGCCTGGTATCAGGGCAACTCAACCCTGTCCGATTTCAACAAAACGCTGGTCCTTTCCGGCAATCAGGCGGGACTGACGGCAGATCGTATGCTGGTCCTGTCCAGAGCCGGGCAGGCGGCAGGGCTGACGTTTAACCAGACCAGCGAGTCACTCAGCGCACTGGTTAAGGCGGGGGTAAGCGGTGAGGCTCAGATTGCGTCCATCAGCCAGAGTGTGGCGCGTTTCTCCTCTGCATCCGGCGTGGAGGTGGACAAGGTCGCTGAAGCCTTCGGGAAGCTGACCACTGACCCGACGTCTGGGTTGACGGCGATGGCGCGCCAGTTCCATAACGTGACGGCGGAGCAGATTGCGTATGTTGCTCAGTTGCAGCGTTCCGGAGATGAAGCCGGGGCATTGCAGGCGGCGAACGAGGCCGCAACGAAAGGGTTTGATGACCAGACCCGCCGCCTGAAAGATAACATGGGCACGCTGGAGACCTGGGCAGACAGGACTGCACGGGCATTCAAATCCATGTGGGATGCGGTGCTGGATATTGGTCGCCCGGACTCCTCTGCAGATATGCTCGCCAAAGCTGAAAAGGCTTTTGATGAGGCGGACAAAAAATGGCAGTGGTATCAGAGCCGGAGCCACCGGCGCGGTAAAACGTCAGCATTTCTTGCCAATCTCCGGGGGGCATGGGAGGAGAGAGAGAATGCGCAACTTGGGCTTTCAGCCGCCACGTTGCAGGCCGATCTTGAAAAGGCCAGAGAGATGGCAGCAAAGGACTGGGCCGAGTCTGAGGCATCACGGCTGAAATATACCGAAGAGGCGCAGAAGGCTTACGAACGCCTGCAGACGCCGCTGGAGAAATATACCGCCCGTCAGGAGGAACTGAATAAGGCACTGAAAGACGGAAAAATCCTGCAGGCAGATTACAACACGCTGATGGCGGCGGCGAAAAAGGACTATGAAGCGACGCTGAAAAAGCCGAAGCAGTCCGGCGTGAAAGTGTCTGCGGGCGATCGTCAGGAAGACAGTGCTCATGCTGCCCTGCTGACGCTTCAGGCTGAACTCCGGACGCTGGAGAAGCATGCCGGAGCAAATGAGAAAATCAGCCAGCAGCGCCGGGATTTGTGGAAGGCGGAGAGTCAGTTCGCGGTACTGGAGGAGGCGGCGCAACGTCGCCAGCTGTCCGCACAGGAGAAATCCCTGCTGGCGCATAAAGATGAGACGCTGGAGTACAAACGCCAGCTGGCTGCACTTGGCGACAAGGTTACGTATCAGGAGCGCCTGAACGCGCTGGCGCAGCAGGCGGATAAATTCGCACAGCAGCAACGGGCAAAACGGGCCGCCATTGATGCGAAAAGCCGGGGGCTGACTGACCGGCAGGCAGCGCGGGAAGCCACGGAACAGCGCCTGAAGGAACAGTATGGCGATAATCCGCTGGCGCTGAATAACGTCATGTCAGAGCAGAAAAAGACCTGGGCGGCTGAAGACCAGCTTCGCGGGAGCTGGATGGCAGGCCTGACGTCCGGCTGGAGTGAGTGGGAAGAGAGCGCCACGGACAGTATGTCGCAGGTAAAAAGTGCAGCCACGCAGACCTTTGATGGTATTGCACAGAATATGGCGGCGATGCTGACCGGCAGTGAGCAGAACTGGCGCAGCTTCACCCGTTCCGTGCTGTCCATGATGACAGAAATTCTGCTTAAGCAGGCAATGGTGGGGATTGTCGGGAGTATCGGCAGCGCCATTGGCGGGGCTGTTGGTGGCGGCGCATCCGCGTCAGGCGGTACAGCCATTCAGGCCGCTGCGGCGAAATTCCATTTTGCAACCGGAGGATTTACGGGAACCGGCGGCAAATATGAGCCAGCGGGGATTGTTCACCGTGGTGAATTTGTCTTCACAAAGGAGGCAACCAGCCGGATTGGCGTGGGGAATCTCTACCGGCTGATGCGCGGCTATGCCACCGGTGGTTATGTCGGTACACCGGGCAGTCTGGCTGACAGCCGATCGCAGGCGTCCGGGACGTTTGAGCAGAATAACCATGTGGTGATTAACAACGACGGCACGAACGGGCAGATAGGTCCGGCTGCTCTGAAGGCGGTGTATGACATGGCCCGCAAGGGTGCCCGTGATGAAATTCAGACACAGATGCGTGATGGTGGACTGTTCTCCGGAGGTGGACGATGAAAACCTTCCGCTGGAAAGTGAAACCCGGTATGGATGTGGCTTCGGCCCCTTCTGTAAGAAAGGTGCGCTTTGGTGATGGCTATTCCCAGCGAGCGCCTGCCGGGCTGAATGCCAACCTGAAAACGTACAGCGTGACGCTTTCTGTCCCCCGTTGGGAGGCCACGGCGCTGGAGTCGTTTCTGGAAGAGCACGGGGGCTGGAAAGCCTTTCTGTGGACGCCGCCTTATGAGTGGCGGCAGATAAAGGTGACTTGCGCAAAATGGTCGTCGCGGGTCAGTATGCTGCGTGTTGAGTTCAGCGCAGAGTTTGAACAGGTGGTGAACTGATGCAGGATATCCGACAGGAAACACTGAATGAATGCACCCGTGCGGAGCAGTCGGCCAGCGTGGTGCTCTGGGAAATCGACCTGACAGAGGTCGGTGGAGAACGTTATTTTTTCTGTAATGAGCAGAACGATAAAGGTGAGCCGGTCACCTGGCAGGGGCGACAGTATCAGGCGTATCCCATTCAGGGGACGGGATTTGAACTGAACGGCAAAGGCAGTGCTGCCCGTCCGACACTGACGGTTTCTAACCTGCACGGCATGGTCACCGGGATGGCGGAAGATCTGCAGAGTCTGGTCGGCGGAACGGTGGTCCGGCGTAAGGTTTACGCCCGTTTTCTGGATGCGGTGAACTTCGTCAACGGAAACAGTGACGCCGATCCGGAGCAGGAGGTGATCAGCCGCTGGCGCATTGAGCAGTGCAGCGAACTGAGCGCGGTGAGTGCCTCTTTTGTACTGTCCACGCCGACGGAAACGGACGGCGCTGTTTTTCCGGGACGTATCATGCTGGCCAACACCTGCACCTGGACCTATCGCGGCGATGAGTGCGGTTATCACGGTCCGGCGGTCGCGGATGAATATGACCAGCCAACGTTCGATATCACGAAGGATAAATGCAGCAAATGCCTGAGTGGCTGTAAGTTTCGCAATAACGTCGGCAACTTTGGCGGCTTCCTTTCCATTAACAAACTTTCGCAGTAATCCCATGACAGAGACAGAATCAGCGATTCTGGCGCACGCCCGGCGATGTGCGCCAGCGGAGTCGTGCGGCTTCGTGGTGAGAACGCCGGAGGGGGAAAGATATTTTCCCTGCGTGAATATTTCCGGTGAGCCGGAGGATTATTTCCGGATGGCTCCGGAGGACTGGCTGCAGGCAGAAATGCAGGGTGAGATTGTGGCGCTGGTCCACAGCCACCCCGGTGGTCTGCCCTGGCTGAGTGAGGCCGACCGGCGGCTGCAGGTGCAGAGTGATTTGCCGTGGTGGCTGGTCTGCCGGGGGACGATTCATAAGTTCCGCTGTGTGCCGCATCTCACCGGGCGGCGCTTTGAGCACGGGGTGACGGACTGTTACACGCTGTTCCGGGATGCTTATCATCTGGCGGGGATTGAGATGCCGGACTTTCATCGTGAGGATGACTGGTGGCGTAACGGCCAGAATCTCTATCTGGATAATCTGGAGGCCACAGGGCTGTATCAGGTGCCGTTGTCATCAGCACAACCGGGCGATGTGCTGCTGTGCTGTTTTGGTTCATCGGTGCCGAATCATGCCGCCATTTACTGTGGTGATGGCGAGCTGCTGCACCATATTCCTGAACAACTGAGCAAACGAGAGAGGTATACCGACAAATGGCAGCGACGCACACACTCCCTCTGGCGTCACCGGGCATGGCGCGCATCTGCCTTTACGGGGATTTGCAACGATTTGGCCGCCGCATCGACCTTCGTGTGAAAACGGGGGCTGAAGCCATCCGCGCACTGGCCACACAGCTCCCGGCGTTTCGTCAGAAACTGAGCGACGGCTGGTATCAGGTACGGATTGCCGGGCGGGACGTCAGCACGTCCGGGTTAACGGCGCAGTTACATGAGACTCTGCCTGATGGCGCTGTGATTCATATTGTTCCCAGAGTCGCCGGGGCCAAGTCAGGTGGCGTATTCCAGATTGTCCTGGGGGCTGCCGCCATTGCCGGATCATTCTTTACCGCCGGAGCCACCCTTGCAGCATGGGGGGCAGCCATTGGGGCCGGTGGTATGACCGGCATCCTGTTTTCTCTCGGTGCCAGTATGGTGCTCGGTGGTGTGGCGCAGATGCTGGCACCGAAAGCCAGAACTCCCCGTACACAGACAACGGATAACGGCAAACAGAACACCTATTTCTCCTCACTGGATAACATGGTTGCCCAGGGCAATGTTCTGCCGGTTCTGTACGGTGAAATGCGCGTGGGGTCACGCGTGGTTTCTCAGGAAATCAGCACGGCAGACGAAGGGGATGGTGGGCAGGTTGTGGTGATTGGTCGCTGATGCAAAATGTTTTATGTGAAACCGCCTCCGGGCGGTTTTATCGTTTATGGAGCATGACGAATGGGTAAAGGCAGCAGTAAGGGGCATACCCCGCGCGAAGCGAAGGACAACCTGAAATCATCCCAGATGCTGAGCGTGATAGACGCCATCAGTGAAGGGCCGGTTGAAGGTCCGGTGGACGGATTAAAAAGTGTGCTGCTGAACAGTACGCCGGTGCTGGACAGTGAGGGGAATACCAATATCTCCGGTGTCACGGTGGTTTTCCGGGCAGGTGAGCAGGAGCAGACACCGCCGGAGGGATTTGAATCCTCCGGCTCCGAGACGGTGCTGGGTACGGAAGTGAAGTACGACACGCCGATTACCCGGACCATCACGTCGGCAAACATCGACCGTCTGCGCTTTACCTTCGGTGTGCAGGCACTGGTGGAAACCACCTCAAAGGGTGACCGGAATCCGTCGGAAGTCCGCCTGCTGGTTCAGATACAGCGTAATGGTGGCTGGGTGACGGAAAAAGATATCACCATTAAAGGCAAAACCACCTCGCAGTATCTGGCCTCGGTGGTGGTGGATAACCTGCCGCCGCGCCCGTTTAATATCCGGATGCGCAGGATGACGCCGGACAGCACCACAGACCAGCTGCAGAACAAAACGCTCTGGTCGTCATACACCGAAATCATCGATGTGAAACAGTGCTACCCGAACACGGCACTGGTCGGCGTGCAGGTGGATTCGGAGCAGTTCGGCAGCCAGCAGGTGAGCCGTAATTATCATCTGCGCGGGCGTATTCTGCAGGTGCCGTCGAATTATAACCCGCAGACGCGGCAATACAGCGGTATCTGGGACGGAACGTTTAAACCGGCATACAGCAACAACATGGCCTGGTGTCTGTGGGATATGCTGACCCACCCGCGCTACGGCATGGGGAAACGTCTTGGTGCGGCAGATGTGGATAAATGGGCGCTGTATGTCATCGGCCAGAATTGCGACCAGTCGGTGCCGGACGGCTTTGGCGGCACGGAGCCGCGCATCGCCTGTAATGCGTACCTGACCACACAGCGCAAGGCCTGGGATGTGCTCAGTGATTTCTGCTCGGCGATGCGCTGTATGCCGGTATGGAACGGGCAGACGCTGACGTTCGTGCAGGACCGACCGTCGGATAAGGTGTGGACCTATAACCGCAGTAATGTGGTGATGCCGGATGATGGCGCGCCGTTCCGCTACAGCTTCAGCGCCCTGAAGGACCGCCATAATGCCGTTGAGGTGAACTGGATTGACCCGGATAACGGCTGGGAGACGGCGACAGAGCTTGTGGAGGACACGCAGGCCATTGCCCGTTACGGTCGTAACGTCACGAAGATGGATGCCTTTGGCTGTACCAGTCGGGGGCAGGCACACCGCGCCGGGCTGTGGCTGATTAAAACAGAACTGCTGGAAACGCAGACCGTGGATTTCAGCGTCGGCGCAGAAGGGCTTCGCCATGTACCGGGCGATGTCATTGAAATCTGCGATGATGACTATGCCGGTATCAGCACCGGCGGGCGCGTGCTGGCGGTAAACAGCCAGACCCGGACGCTGACGCTCGACCGTGAAATCACGCTGCCATCCTCCGGTACCACGCTGATAAGCCTGGTTGACGGAAGTGGCAATCCGGTCAGCGTGGAGGTTCAGTCCGTCACCGACGGCGTGAAGGTGAAAGTGAGCCGTGTTCCTGACGGTGTTGCTGAATACAGCGTGTGGGGGCTGAAGCTGCCGACGTTGCGCCAGCGCCTGTTCCGCTGCGTGAGTATCCGTGAGAACGACGGCGGCACGTATGCCATCACCGCCGTGCAGCATGTACCGGAAAAAGAAGCCATCGTGGATAACGGGGCGCACTTTGACGGCGACCTGAGCGGCACGGTGAATGGCGTCACGCCGCCCGCGGTGCAGCACCTGACCGCAGAAGTCACCGCAGACAGTGGGGAGTATCAGGTACTGGCGCGCTGGGACACGCCGAAGGTGGTGAAGGGGGTGAGCTTTATGCTTCGCCTGACCGTGGCAGCGGATGACGGCAGTGAGCGGCTGGTCAGCACGGCCCGGACGACGGAAACCACATACCGCTTCACGCAACTGGCGCTGGGGCGGTACACGCTGACAGTCCGGGCGGTAAATGCGTGGGGACAGCAGGGCGATCCGGCGTCGGTATCGTTCCGGATTGCCGCACCGGTAGCACCGTCGCGGATTGAGCTGACGCCGGGGTATTTTCAGATAACCGCCACGCCGCATCTTGCCGTTTATGACCCGACGGTACAGTTTGAGTTCTGGTTTTCGGAAAAGCGGATTACCGATATCAGGCAGGTTGAAACCACAGCGCGCTACCTTGGCACGGGGCTGTACTGGATAGCCGCCAGTATCAATATCAAACCGGGCCATGATTATTACTTTTATATCCGCAGTGTGAACACCGTTGGCAAATCGGCATTCGTGGAGGCCGTCGGTCGGGCGAGCGATGATGCGGAAGGTTACCTGGATTTTTTCAAAGGCGAGATAGGGAAAACCCATCTGGCTCAGGAGCTGTGGACGCAGATTGATAACGGTCAGCTTGCGCCTGACCTGGCTGAAATCAGGACGTCCATTACGAATGTCAGCAATGAAATCACGCAGACCGTCAATAAAAAACTGGAAGACCAGAGTGCGGCAATCCAGCAGATACAGAAAGTTCAGGTTGATACAAATAATAACCTGAACAGCATGTGGGCCGTGAAACTGCAGCAGATGAAGGACGGACGCCTTTATATTGCGGGTATCGGAGCCGGTATTGAGAATACGCCAGCAGGTATGCAGAGTCAGGTGCTTCTGGCTGCTGACCGGATTGCGATGATTAATCCTGCGAATGGCAACACAAAGCCGATGTTTGTTGGTCAGGGCGATCAGATATTCATGAACGACGTGTTCCTGAAACGCCTGACGGCTCCGACCATTACCAGCGGCGGTAATCCTCCGGCATTTTCCCTGACACCGGACGGGCGGCTGACGGCGAAAAATGCCGATATCAGCGGTAACGTGAATGCGAACTCCGGGACGCTCAACAACGTCACGATTAACGAGAACTGTCGGGTTCTGGGAAAATTGTCCGCCAACCAGATTGAAGGCGATCTCGTTAAAACAGTGGGCAAAGCTTTCCCCCGGGACTCCCGTGCACCGGAACGGTGGCCATCAGGGACCATCACCGTCAGGGTTTATGACGATCAGCCGTTTGACCGGCAGATTGTTATTCCGGCGGTGGCATTCAGCGGCGCTAAACATGAGCGGGAGAATAACGATATTTATTCGTCATGCCGCCTGATAGTACGGAAAAACGGTGCTGAAATTTATAACCGTACCGCGCTGGATAATACGCTGATTTACAGTGGTGTTATTGATATGCCAGCTGGTCGCGGCCACATGACGCTGGAGTTTTCGGTGTCATCATGGCTGGTAAATGACTGGTATCCCACAGCAAGTATCAGCGATTTGCTGGTTGTGGTGATGAAGAAAGCCACCGCAGGCATCAGTATTCGTTGAAATTGTTATAACCCATATAAGGGCGCCAGAAATGGCGCCTTTTTTATTGCAGAAAAGCGAGAGGTAATTATGCGTAAAGTTTGTGCAGCCATTTTGTCCGCAGCCATCTGTCTGGCCGTATCCGGTGCGCCTGCATGGGCGTCTGAGCAGCAGGCCACGCTGAGCGCAGGGTATCTTCATGCCCGTACGAACGCTTCCGGCAGCGATAATCTGAACGGGATTAACGTGAAATACCGTTATGAGTTTACGGACACGCTGGGGCTGATTACGTCATTCAGTTATGCCAACGCTGAAGATGAGCAAAAAACGCATTACAGCGATACCCGCTGGCATGAGGATTCCGTGCGTAATCGCTGGTTCAGCGTGATGGCGGGGCCGTCTGTGCGCGTGAATGAATGGTTCAGCGCGTATGCGATGGCGGGTATGGCTTACAGCCGTGTTTCGACTTTCTCCGGGGATTATATCCGCGTAACTGACAACAAGGGGAAAACGCACGATGTGCTGACCGGAAGTGATGACGGTCGCCACAGCAACACGTCTCTGGCGTGGGGAGCTGGCGTGCAGTTTAACCCGACCGAATCCGTGGCCGTTGACGTCGCTTATGAAGGCTCCGGCAGCGGTGACTGGCGTACCAACAGTTTCATCGTGGGTGTCGGTTATAAATTCTGATTAGCCAGGTAACACAGTGTTATGACAGCCCGCCGGTTCAGGCGGGCTTTTTTGTGGGGTGAATATGGCAGTAAAGATTTCAGGTGTACTGAAAGACGGCACAGGAAAACCGGTACAGAACTGCACAATCCAGCTGAAAGCAAAACGTAACAGCACCACGGTGGTGGTGAACACGGTGGCATCTGAAAATCCGGATGAAGCAGGGCGTTACAGCATGGACGTTGAGCACGGCCAGTACAGCGTTATTCTGTTGGTGGAGGGATTCCCGCCGTCACATGCCGGGACCATCACCGTGTATGAAGATTCTCAACCCGGTACGCTGAATGATTTTCTCGGTGTCATGACGGAGGATGATGCCCGTCCGGAGGCACTGCGCCGTTTTGAACTGATGGTGGAAGAGGTGGCGCGTAACGCGTCCGCAGTGGCACAGGACACGGCAGCCGCGAAGAAGTCAGCCGGCGATGCCAGCACATCAGCCCGTGAGGCGGCAACCCATGCGACTGATGCTGCAGGCTCAGCACGCGCAGCCAGCACGTCAGCCGGACAGGCCGCGTCGTCGGCTCAGTCAGCGTCTTCCAGCGCAGGAACGGCATCAACAAAGGCCACTGAAGCATTAAAAAGTGCTGCCGCAGCAGAGTCCTCAAAAAGCGCGGCAGCCACCAGTGCCGGTGCGGCGAAAACGTCAGAAACGAATGCTGCAGCATCACAACAATCAGCAGCCACTTCTGCATCCACCGCGACCACGAAAGCGTCAGAAGCTGCCACCTCAGCCCGGGATGCGTCGGCTTCAAAAGAGGCGGCAAAATCATCAGAAACGAGCGCTGCCTCGAGCGCCAGCAGTGCCGCTTCCTCGGCAACGGCGGCAGGAAATTCCGCGAAGGCCGCAAAAACGTCTGAGACGAATGCGGATAACAGCGCACAGGCGGCAGCAGACTCACAAACTGCATCGGCAAACTCCGCGACAGCAGCCAAAAAATCAGAAACCAACGCGAAAAATAGCGAGGCAGCAGCAAAGAGCAGCGAAACCAACGCTAAAGCCAGCGAAACTAATGCTAAATCCAGTGAAACAAACGCGGCGAAATCTGCGGCGGACGCACTTAATTATCGCAACCAGGCCCAGGGTATTGTTGGTACTAACATCGGTTTGGGATCATCACCGCGTGGTTGCTCTGACATCTCAGGAAATCCATCAGGTTATATTGGCTTTATGCGCATCATGGCTGATGCAACAGGTTTCCCGTCTATTGCATCCGGTGAAAGCAGTCTTACGGGGTTTATTAGTCAGGTAGATGGAACTCCAGCGTATACAGGTGTATTTCAGGGATGGACTACTCGCTCGCTTTATACCTATCGCTGGAGTCCGACAACAGGCCCGCAATGGACACGCCACGCTCGCAAAAATGAAGTGGACCGTCTTGACCAATGGAATAGCGAAACATGGTTATATAACCATGATAAATCCATGCGCCTGGGGTTAACCGGATCAACATGGGGGTGTTACAGCGACACACAAAAAAAATGGATACCACTTGATGTTTCTCATGGTGGCACTGGCGCAAATAGCCTTGATGACGCCAAAACTAATTTGCAAATCCCTGAGGGTGGATTAACAAAAGCGATGACCCTTAATGCCCCTGGTGGTGCAGTGGATGGCAAATACTACCCTGTCATAATAGACACATCCGCAATGAATGGGAGCGGTGCCATGTTATGTCCTGTTGAAATAAAAACAGCAGGAGGTCCGGCATCAAATCCGCTTAATAGTAACTCATTTTTTGGGTTCATTCGATGTGGTGGCTGGAGTGACGTTCGCGATGTGGCTTACGGGTCATTTGTTTGCTATGAAAAAAATGAACTCGGGATACTTTGCATTAAAGCGTCGCAAAGAGATTATGCGCAGCATGTAGCTTTCTACATCCATAAAAGCGCTTTTCCTGTCGTTGTGCAAACTGGCTACAAGGCAAAAGTTAAGGTTCCAACAGAAGACTACGTAATTGGTGACAACGGGGTTAGATATAAGTTTGGTGTATCAACGTCAACGGAGGATAACGACAAGAACTTTGTTAAAAATGTTCTTGACTTCACTGGCGGTGAACATGGCTTCTACAGCAACCTTCCGTTCAGACAAGGGGTGTCAGAAAGGATTGCATTAACAAATGGCCTGAGTTTTGACAAAAATTTTACCGTCACTATTCCTATATTTGTAAACAATGGTCAGATTAAAGCAACACAATCTTTCACCGCGTACGGTACGGACGCTTCAAACAGAACATTTGTTTCTCAAAGATTACAATCCGAAGGAGGTCCGGTTGTCGATCAAACTGAACTAAGGGCCGCTAACGCTTCTGGTGAAATTGTTGTCAGGGACATAAATAATTCAGGGAACAGTAAGTTCTTTAATTTTAACCTTGATGGTACCTTCAGTTCTTATCAGGGATTGGTTGTTCACACAGGGCAAAACTGGAGCACTCAACATACAGAGAATGTAAATAAGTTTAAGCCAATAGCAGGGAGCGCAGGCGGTCCTGACGGAACAATGGTTGTTGGCGGATTCCATGCTCAATTTAGCGGTAATTACGTCACACAATTCGCCGGTCGCAACTCCAAATTTTGGGCAAGAAGCTTTGAGGCTGGGGTTGATAAGGGATGGAAACGACTATTAACAGTAGACGATCTCAATTCATCTACCGATCTTGCTGTCAGGTCATTAACCACATCTAACCCGGTAAAATCTGGCGGAGGGCGGATTGATGTCCTTGGAAGCACGTCAGACTATAGCAAAATGGATTGCTTTGTACGTGGGTTTGATAGCACCGGTAATTCTCTCGCGTGGGCGTTGGGTTCATCAGTCGGCGTAAGTAAGATGCTGTCGCTAAAAAATTTCTTTAGCGGAGCTGAGATACTGTTAAATGGTAATGACGGCGCGGTTCAACTCAAAACAGGTGCTGTTAACGGGGCTAAAGCGCAGGCGCTCACTATCAACAAGGATGAGGTTAACTCAACTGTTGATTTAACTCTTACAAAACAAACAGGGACTGGCAATCGTTTTGTTTTACAGAACTTAGGTAATACAGAACTATCATTTGCCGCAAAAGTATGGGGATCAAGTGATCGACAAAACGTTTTTGAGGTTGGAACGTCTGCTGCGTATCTGTTTTATGCGCAAAAAACGTCAGCAGGCCAGTTGTTTGATGTAAATGGCGCTATTAATTGCACAACGCTGAATCAGTCATCAGACCGCGACCTTAAAGACGATATTCTCGTTATCAGCGACGCGACGAAAGCAATCCGTAAAATGAACGGATACACCTACACGCTCAGGGAAAACGGGATGCCTTATGCTGGCGTTATTGCACAGGAAGTAATGGAGGCGATACCAGAAGCTGTGGGATCGTTTACTCATTATGGTGAAGAGTTGCAAGGTCCGACCGTTGACGGCAACGAGCTACGCGAAGAAACGCGCTATCTTAATGTTGACTACGCCGCCGTGACGGGCTTACTTGTTCAGTTCGCCCGTGAAACAGATGATCGCGTTACCGCGCTGGAAGAGGAAAACACAACGCTACGTCAAAATCTGGCAACAGCAGACACCCGGATCAGCACTCTGGAAAATCAGGTAAGCGAACTGGTTGCACTTGTCCGGCAGTTAACAGGAAGCGAACATTGA